CCTCCTCCACGTCGGCGGCGGCCTCCTCGATATCTGCGGCGTAGAGCAGGCGGGTCTTGCGGGGCTGGCCGTACTTTTTGCTGATCTCCCGCAGCTCACTGACGATGATGGCCCGCACCTTGGCGGCGCTGCCGAGGACGGCCTCCATCTCCTCGATGGCCTGGCGCAGCTTGTCGATCTCTTCGGTGCGCTTGAGAATATATTCCCGGTTAAGGTGACGCAGCTTGATTTCGGCCACGTATTCGGCCTGAATTTCATCGATGCCGAAGCCGATCATCAGGTTGGGCACCACCTCGGCCTCCTCGTCGGTTTCCCGGACGATGCGGATAGCCTTGTCGATGTCCAGCAGGATTTTCTCCAGCCCCCGGAGCAGGTGGAGCTTGTCCTTGGCTTTTTGCAGGTCGAAATACACCCGCCGGCGCACGCATTCGGTGCGGAAGGCGATCCACTCCTCCAGGATCCGGCGCACGCCCAGCACCTGGGGCACGCCGGCGATGAGCAGGTTGAAATTGCAGGAGAAGGAATCCTCCAGCGGGGACATGGCGAACAGCCGGTTCATCAGCTTGTCCGGGTCGACGCCCCGCTTGAGGTCAATGGTGATTTTCAGGCCGTCCAGGCCGATTTCGTTGCGCACGTCAGCGATTTCCCGCACCCGGCCGCTTTTGACCAGATCCGCCAGCTTGGCGATGATGGCCTCCACGGTGGTGGTAAAGGGAATTTCGGTGACGTCAATGCAGTTGGCGGCCTTGTCGTAGGTATAGACGCTGCGGATTTTCACGCTGCCCCGACCGGTTTCGTAGATTTTCTCCAGTTCCTCCCGCCGGTAGACCACCAGGCCGCCGCCGGGAAAATCCGGGGCTTTCAGGGTGGCGGTGAGGTCGTGCTGCGGATCCTTCATCAGGGCGATGGTGGTCTCGCACACCTCGCTTAAGTTGAAGGAGCAGATGTTGCTGGCCATGCCCACGGCGATGCCCATGTTGTTGTTGACCAGCACGGTGGGAAAGCCGACGGGCAGAAGGGTGGGCTCCTTCATGGTGGCGTCGTAGTTGTCCACGAAGTCCACGGTGTCCTTGTCGATGTCGCGGAACAGCTCGGCCGCGATGGGGGCTAGCTTGGCCTCGGTGTACCGGGAGGCGGCGTATTCCATGTCGGAGGAATAGAACCGGCCGAAGTTGCCCTTGGAATCCACAAAGGGATGCAGCAGGGCCTGATATCCGGCGGACAGGCGCACCATGGTCTCGTAAATAGCGGCGTCGCCGTGGGGATTGAGCTTCATGGTGGAGCCGACGATATTGGCCGACTTGGTGCGGCCGGAGCCCAGCAGCCCCATCTTATACATGGTGTACAGCAGCTTACGGTGGGAGGGCTTAAACCCGTCGATTTCCGGGATGGCGCGGGACATGATCACGCTCATGGCGTAGGGCATGTAGTTGGTCTCCAGCGTATCGGTGATCTTCTGGTTCTCCACCAGACCCGCTCCCACGATATGGGCGTTATCCGGCAGCTTGTCGATGACCGGCGTTTTTCGGATTTTTTTCGCCATGTGATCCTTCCTTCTTCTATGCAGCTAACATTCGCTCCGCTTTGGCCCGCAAGGGCTTTTTCCAAGACAACTGAAACGCTATGCGTTTCAGTTGTCAGCTGACATCCACCATCTCGAGGTAGAGGCTGCCACGCTCGGCGATGAAGTCCTTCCGGCCGCTGAGGTTGTCCCCCAGCAGAATGTCGAACATGCGCGCCGTATCCTCCGCGTCGGCGGGAGTGACCTGCACCAGGCGGCGGGTGGCGGGATTCATGGTGGTCAGGGACATCATATCGGGATCGTTCTCGCCCAGGCCCTTGGAGCGCTGGATGGTGTACTTCTTCCCTTCCAGTCCGGCGAGGACCTCCGTCTTCTCCCGGTCGTCGTAAGCGAAGTAGGTATCGTCCTTGCAGGTGATTTCATACAAGGGGGTTTCGGCGATGAAGACCCGGCCCTTCTCAATGAGGGTGGGGGTCAGGCGGTAGAGCATGGTGAGGATAAGGGTGCGGATCTGGAAGCCGTCCACGTCGGCATCGGTGCAGATGATGACCTTGTTGAACCGCAGAAGGCTCAAATCGAAGGTGGCCAGATCCTTGTTGGCCTTGCTCTTGACCTCCACGCCGCAGCCCATGACCTTGAGCAGGTCGGTGATGATCTCGTTCTTGAAAATCTTATCGTACTCCGCTTTCAGGCAGTTGAGCGTTTTGCCCCTCACGGGGATGATGGCCTGGAAATCAGGGTTACGGGCCTGGACGCAGGAGCCCATGGCGGACTTACCCTCCACGATGAACAGCTCCCGCTCCTCCACATTCCGGCTGCGGCAGTCCACGAAGCTCTGCACCCGGGAGGTCAGGTCGTTACCGCTCTGCAGGGTTTTCTTCAGGTTCAGGCGGGTGGTTTCCGCCTTCTCCCGGCTGCGCTTGTTGATGAGCACTTGCTCGGCCAGCTTGTCCGCCTCGGCCTTATTTTCCAGGAAATACACCTCCAGGTTGTGCCGCAGAAAATCGGCCATGGCCTCCTGGATGAACTTGTTAGTGATGGCCTTCTTGGTCTGGTTCTCATAGGAGGTCTGGGTCGAGAAGGAGGAGGAAACCAGCACCAAGCAGTCCTGGATGTCCTGAAAGCTGATTTTGCTCTCGTTCTTCAGGTACCGGCCATTCTGCTTGAGATAGGCGTCCACCTGGGAAACGAAGGCGGAACGCACTGCCTTTTCAGGCGCGCCCCCATGCTCGAGCCAGCTGGAATTGTGGTAGTATTCCAGTAGGTTGTGCTTGTTGGAGAAGCAGAGGGCCACGTTCAGCTTAACCTTGTACTCCGGCTTGTCCGCCCGGTCGCGGCCACGGCGCTCCGCCGACCAGACCTGCACGTCGGTGAGGGTCTCCTCGCCCGTCAGTTCCCGCACATAGTCGGCGATGCCGTTTTCATAGACGAACTCCTCGGTGTCGAAGCCGCGGCCGTTCTGCGACCGGAGAACGAACACCAGGCCCTGGTTGACGATAGCCTGCCGGCGCAGAATATCCCGGAAATACTCAACCGGCACCGCGATATCGGTGAACACCTGCAAATCTGGCTTCCAGCGGATGACGGTGCCGGTATCCCGCTTAGCGTACGGCTCCTTTTGCAGACCGCCCACGTTCTCGCCCCGCTCGAAATGCAGGGTGTATTTATACCCGTCCCGGCGCACCTCCACGTCCATGTATTCGGAGGAATACTGAGTGGCGCAGGCGCCCAGACCGTTGAGGCCCAGGGAAAACTCATAGCTTTCCGCCTCGTTGGTGTTGTATTTGCCGCCAGCGTACAGCTCGCAGAAAATCAGCTCCCAGTTGAACCGCTGCTCCTTCTGGTTGTAGTCCACCGGCATCCCGCGGCCGAAGTCCTGCACCTCGATGGAGCCGTCCTCGTACCGGGTGGTCACGATGCGGCTGCCGTAGCCTTCCCGGGCCTCATCGATGGAGTTGGACAGAATCTCGAACACAGCGTGCTCGCAGCCCTCCAGACCGTCAGATCCGAAGATAACACCCGGGCGCTTGCGCACACGGTCGGCCCCTTTCAGGGAGGTGATGCTGTCGTTGCCGTAGGCGGGCTTTTTCGTTGCCATGGGTTTCCTCATTCCTTCTAGTGAATTCGCAGCGTCCCGTAAAAAAGTGTTCCCGGCACGACGACCGGGAAACGTCAACATCCTATTTTACCCCATATCTTGTGTGTCTGTCAAGGGCTGCCGCCCATACCGAGGGCAACTTCAAAGAAGCCGGATCTCCTCTTCCCGTTTCCGGCGAAGGGCCTCCCGCTCCTCCTCGGACAGGGCCGCCTCCTTCTCCGGGTCCCGCAGGGTGAACAGGCTATCCACCAGGGCGCGGAGATCCTCGCCGTTGCCGATAATCAGGTTGGCCATGAGTTTTCTCCTATTGATTTCGAAGAAAGCATATTGACAATGAATTAGCTAAGCGCTAAAATGGCATTGGATTAAATTGCGAATGATTGGATTTGATTGGATTTGCTTACGAAAGAAAGACGAAGCGCAATCGCCGTCCTGGTCGGCGAGCGAGGCGCAGTTGACGTCAAAGAATTGACAACGCGCTTTGGAGTGACAAACGAAACGGTGCGCAAAGACTTGATAGCACTTGAGCAGGAGGGCCTGATAGAACGTACCCACGGCGGCGCCCTGCGGGCGGAAAGGCAGCACCTGCAACCGCTTTCCTGCCGGATAAAGCAGAACCATAAGGCAAAGTCCTCGGTGGCAGCAGCAGCAGCCCGTCTTGTCTGTGATGGCGATGTGGTGGCGATCGACTCTGGAAGTACGGCCCTGCTGCTGGCCCAATGCCTGAGGAAGCAGCCGTGCCGGCTGACGGTGGTCACCAATGCAGTAGACGTGATGCGAAGCTTTGAGGATGTTCCGGATATCCAGGTTATTTTCACCGGCGGGTACTACGGCAAGGAAGAAATGGCCTGCTACGGCGAACCCGCTGTCAGTGCCCTGGAAAACCTGCATATCACCAAGGCGTTTGTGACGCCCTCCGCTATTAACGAAAAGGGGCTGTTTATTATTCACAGCGCTTATCTTTCGCTGATGCGCGCATACCTGAAGCAGGCAGACGCCGCCTATATCATGGTAACAAAGGATAAGTTCCTTGTAAACGCGCCCTTGCTTCTCTGCCGTCTGGACGCTTCCCTGACCCTGGTCACTGACAGCGAAATCGACGACCGAACGCTTCAGCGGTTCGCCGGCTATTCCATCGAGGTAGGCCCGGCATAGGGGCCGGCCGCGTTTCGTAGCCTTTTTGTTTTCCTCATTATATACAGAAAAAGGAGAGCGTACTATGAAACAGGTTATTTCGTGGATTCTAACGGCGGCAATCGGGATATTGTGCATAGCGCCGCTGATTACACTGCCTACTGTTTCCGCGGCTGGGCAGAACCAGAACGGATTCGATTTCGGCGCATACAAAAGCGAAACCTACAAAGGGCGGTTTAGCGGCGGAAACAGCGAAACCCATCTTTACACCGGACTGGAAAGCAAGGATTATACAGCCTACCTGGAACAGTTGGAGAAGGCAGGCTATAAAAAATATGCCGACAACCAGGTCGGAAACAATCGGTTTGCCGTGTACCTTTCTGACAAGCGTCTGGTCAACGTTTCCTACTCTCCCCACGACGCCAGCCTGCGCGTAACTGTGGAGAATAAAAGCATGCTGCCCGGCAAAGCGGAGGAAAACCGTTATAACGGAACCGCCGCTCCTTTTCTGGTTCAGGTACAGCTGATTACAGAGGAAATACGGGAGGGAATGAGCTATGTTTTCCGTCTGGCCGACGGCAGTTTTCTGCTGATCGACGGCGGATGGCCTGAGAAAAATTATGCGCAGGCGGATAAGCTATACGGGATATTGGATCAATATGCCGACGGGGAAATCGTCATAGCCGCGTGGATATTCACCCATGCGCATGGCGACCATATCGGAACATTTAATGATTTTATTGAAAAATATAGCAAGCAAGTAACCATAGAAAAGCTAATTTACAATTTCCCCAACGAGGAGGATATCGCTCATTCCGAATCCGCCTATATGCTGGATAGTCATCGCGCCCGGCTTACCACATTTAAGAACAACATCCGCAAATACATACCGAATGTACCGGTCTCCAATGTACACAGCGGATACCGGTATTTCATCCGCGACGCCGAGGTGGAATTCCTATTCACCTATGAGGATCTGTTCCCTCTTACTGTACGGGATATGAGTCTGAACGCCAGCTCCAGCGTGTTCACTGTCACTATAAAAAGCCAAAAAATCTTGTTCTTGGGAGATTCTGCCAAGGAATCCTCCGATTATCTGTCGGCCAAGTATGGCGGCGAGTTGAAAAGTGACATTCTGCAGCTGGCGCATCATGGATACGGCGGCGGAACGGCGGAACTGTATTCCCTTGCCAATCCGCAGGTAGTGTTATGGCCTACGGCGGAAACCGACTTGGACTCTTATAAAGCCGCGCCGGATACCGCGTGGCTGGTGGCCAATGAAAACACAAAGGAGTTTGTGGTTTCCTGGTTCGGCACTAGAGTGCTGAAGCTGCCTTATACCCCCGCACAGAACGCGGAAACCAAGTTCCCAGGAGATCCCACAGCGGGCAACGCGCTGGTAGAGCCTGAAGAACCAGACACCGCCGTAACACTCCCCGAGCCATATTTTGATCTTGGCTTTGCCAACGGACTGCCCGTGGATCAAAAGGGCCATGTTACCGTCAAGGGTATCGGCGGCAGAGCCGGCGATGTAACCGTCCATTATCGAAACAAGCCATACGAGACCACAGGCTTCCGGGCTAAGGAACGCGGCGATTATATTGAGCTGAGGCTTGATGAGCTGTCGTCCCCGGATCAGCTGGAAGAGATGCTGATGAAAGGCTTTGCTCTGGAGCTGTTCGTTCAGCTGGAAAAAGTTCCTTCCGAGACCTCTGGCTTCTTCACTTCCTGCAACGACGGCGGCGTGACGCTGTATCTGCGCGGAAAAAGAGGACAGATGAACTTTCAGCTGGGCTCGACGCAGGGGAATTATTCCGAAAATCCCCACTACGTTATGGCTGCCGGCAGCGACCTGCTGGAAGGAACAGGGATAGACGCCAAACGGGTGGCGCATGTGCTGGGTACCTATGACCCGGAAGACCGTATGCTGCAGCTATATTACAACGGCGTACTCATTGGGCAGGAAAAATTCACTGGTCAATTCCGGCTTGGCAATGCCATATACAATAAATTGGGGATCGGCTGCAACGTTTCCTATAAAGAAGAAATGCTTTCGGATTTTACCAATTATGTGGTACTAGGCGCCAAAATCTACACACAGGGACTGGATGAAAGACAGGTTGCAAAAGCTTATTATGACAGTCTGGATCGAATCGGCGCCCGTAAAAGCGGCGATTCCGACGCCGCGACAGATATCTCTGCCGCCAAGGACGGCAAGCCTACTTCGACGTGGTTCATCCGCGTGCTGCTTATCGTGCTCGGTGCGGCGGCAGTCATCGGAGCGTCTATAGCGGCGGTGATTATCCGCAAAAAACGGACGAATTGAACAGGCGGCGGCGCGCTATCCCCAAATACGGCCGTATAGCCGTATCGCCGCTGTCACAGTTATGCTGCCCCCGGTAGAACCGGGGGTTTTGCTATATAAAATGGAATCCCGCCGGCCGTCTGCCCCGCCGGTGAATGTTTACTTACAGGATACGGGCTTCCAGTAAAGCCTTTAGCTTACGGGTGCCGAGCATGTTCACCACCGAGAATTGACCGGCAATGCAGAAACGCACCACACTAATAAAGATGGTGCTGTCCCCATTCCGAATTTTAAGGCAGCTTCCTATTCCATTCATCATAAACAGCTCTACGCTGCGTATAGCGTCTAACGCAATGGTTTGTTGCTCATGGCGAGGCACTATAGTAAGAATACCGTTATCATCCGCCAACCGACCGGACTTCACTTTTGTCCGCAGGGTAAGTTCATCCCCACAGTGATATATAATGCGGAAGGGCTTCATAGTTTTGTCTCCTTGTTTATGAAAGCATGTGGAGAGTTGCTTGTCAACAAATTTGTTTCGATATGCAGTTGTCAAAAGAGGGGTGTGTAACCGAACGTACCGGGCTCCCGGTTGCATCGGTTACACACCCCTCTAAACCGGGTCAAAAGAGCGCTTCAATACGCGGGTAGACTACACGCTTTCTTATTTATCCACATTATGAGGCAAGGCGTTTTTCAATTTCACCAATAAAATTATTAAAGCTCGGCGAGCGATTGGCTTTTAAATCCATATGTATTCCTATATTCCTAGCCCACTCTGCTTTTAGTTTACCTATCTCCATAAATGAAACGTGTTCTTTATGTAGCTTCTGACTTCCGCCCGGATAAACAGCATCCGCCAGAACTTCCCACGTTCCACAAATACTATCTTGAACATAAGCGTGCAATATTTGGATTTTTGCCTCAGGATAAGCCGCCAAAAGCGCCCGTTCATCTCCCAGCAACCACGCTTCAACTTCCTCTACCGCGATGCAGAATACATGATCTACAAATATCATATTCTTTCTTGCAACATCTTCTAATTCAAGTTTAAACTTTTCTGTATTTCGATCGTCATTATCCAATACGACAATAATTACGGCTGGAAATTTTTGCAGGCTTTTGTTAAACCCACGCAAATAAGTTGCTAGATCATTTAACAATTTTCCTGTTTTAGTTTCTTTTACAGTATTTTTCTTTGTAAATCCACCAAGTCCACGAAACCCCTTGCAATTATATGTTACATCAGGATAGGCCGCCACAACTTTTTGCATTAACGCATGAATAAGCTCTGTACTTGACTGATCTTCAATAAGGTATTGAAAATGCATAGTTGTCCCCCTCAGCCAAAATACTTGCTATTCCATAAATCGCCAATATATGCACCTTCTTGGACAAGATCGCTTACAAAATCGTATTCAGATGAGCGTTTTATAGTAGAGAAGCCATCAGGTCCTTTGTCTAAAACCCATACTTGTTCAGGAGAAAGCGCATTGACAAAGAACGGACTATGTGTGGTAACAAACAGCTGCTTACTGTAGCCTGTTCCCACATTTTTGGACATTTCAATAGCTAGATCCGCTAAATACTGATGGTACAAACCGTTTTCCGGTTCTTCAATAAAGACTAATTGGCGCGGATTTTTCTCGTGTAAAAGCATATAATAGGCAAACAGTTTCAAAGTACCATCTGACATTCTCTGAGAAAAAAAGGGCTCACTAAACCCATTTTGCCAGAACTCTAATACCATCTGTCCATTTTGCATTCTTACAGGCTCGATTCTGTTTATATTGGGAATCTTAGTCTGAATGTTCGCAAGGATTTTTCTAAAATCACTTGGATTTTCACGATACATAAACTGAGCCACATTATTCAAATTGCTTCCTGTACGGTTTAAATAGGGGGCAGGTGCCGCTATTTGAACTTGCCGTGCAGTATCAGGCGTAAAGTAGCACAAATACCAACTTTTTAAGAATGCGAGAAATTTCTCAATTCTCGAATACTGCTTCATAGCACCTAACGTTACAATTCCAAGTTTCCGAATATCATTTAGTTCAACATCTACCTTATCCCCAGTTACGACTCCTTCATCGTCTTGCCCACCTTCAGCCCCCTCAAAAGCGTAGCCTTTTCCATCAATAAGATACAAAAACGACAATGGCCGACCACTCTTATTTCCAGGCCGACGTTGACGTAAACGCTCATCTCTTACATAGGGCCTATCGTTCTTATCTTTTCCAACCGTAAGTTCATATGTTATCGGCCGAGAATTGCTATTTTCTTTATAGTAAATTTCAAAGTGAATCGGGCCGTCGCTTCCCTGCGATACAAGTTTATCATAGCCACCACGATTACTTGCATCACATGCGCTTTCGACATCTGTTGTAAGCGCATCTGCGATAAATCCGAATGCATCAGCTAAAGTGCTTTTGCCATTCCCACTAGGTCCAATGATTGCGACCATGTTTCCAAGCGGTACTCCGGCTTGGTCCGAATATAATTGTCCCATTTTTACATCTTTAAGTGACCCGTAATTTTTGATAGCAATTCCAAGAATTTTGCCCATATCTCCACCTCTTAGACTGTAGCTACTACTGTTATGACCAAAATAGCTCTAAACTATTCTTATATTACCATACCATACATGTACTTTCAAACAGATTTTGTTAAAGTAAAAAAGTGTTGAAAACCATTGGTTTTCAACACTTTTGGTGGAGTAGCGCAAGCCTTATCCGAACATCCGGACGCGCATCCATCCAGCGCAGCATCAACCATTTCAAGCGTAACCTTGTTCTTTTCACCGCTGAAATTGTATGTGATTACCAGCTTATCATCATACAGCCATATAGAATTAACAAAAGTATCTACCAAGCGCCGACAATATTCCGGGTCTTCCGGGTTGCCTCCTTTGAATCGCTCGAGGAAGAAAATCAGTTCGTCCCGGCTCACTTTTCTTTGATTGATTTCCTCCCGGCTGATGCTGGCCTTTAAATCCTCTTTTTGGGCCTCTAACTCCCCCATGCGTTCTTTCATTGTGGCTGTATACAAACCGTCTTCTATGGCCTTTAGAATGCCGTTTATGGCCGTTTCTGTCTCCTTGAGGCGGTTATTATAGCTTGATAGGAGCGTGGCCCCTTCCGTGTCCTTGGCCTGGTATTCCATCACCTTGTCGGCTATATATTCTATCATATCGTCCTGCAAGACGGTTTGGATTGTGGTGCGGATCACTTCGGCCTCTATCTTTTCCGCCCGGACGCTTTTCTTGGTGCATGATCCGCTGTGTTTCCTTGTGGAGCAGGTATAATAATAAAACTTCGTGCCGTTCCGGCTTGTACCGTGATCCCCTATCATTCCCTTGCCGCACTTTCCACAAAACAGCTTGCCGGACAGAATGTAATTGTAATCCCCCCGCGCTCTGGCGCTGGCTTTTTCTTTCCTGGACAATTTAGCTTGCACCCTCTCCCATAAATCTCGGTCAACAATTTGGGGCATTCCGCCCGCTACAACTATATCTCCCCATACATAGTCCCCGATATATCGCCGGTTGTGCAAGATTTTCCCAAGTGAATTCTTGTTAAATGGCGTTCCCTTGAACGTGGTACGCCCCTGGTTATTCAGCGTTTCCACGATATGGGCGTAAGTATGGCCCTGGTCGTACATTTCGTATATCAGCCGAACTGTATCGGCCGCGGGCGGGTCAATAACATATTTCTTGTCCGGGCCGGTTTTATACCCAAGGCAACGCCCTCCGCCTGTGGCCAAGCATTTCATGGCGTTGTCTGTCATGCCCCGCTTGATATTCTGGGACAGGTTGGCGCTGTAATACTCCGCCATGCCCTCAAGCACAGCCTCTAATATAATGCCCTCTGGGCCGTCCTGCACGGCCTCCATGGCGGATGAAACCTTTACCCCGCACTTCTTTAGCTTAAGCCTGTAAGTGGCGCTGTCGTAGCGATTACGGGCAAATCTGTCCAGCTTGTAGACAAGCACCACTTGGAAGTGTCCCTTTTCGGCGTCGCGGATCATCTTCTGGAATTCCGCCCGGTCATCCGTGCGGCCGGTAATCGCCCGATCGGCATACTCCCCTACTATTGTAATATTGTGATGCTCTGCGTACCGCTTGCATTCGCGAATCTGGCCCTCTATGGATTCTTCCCTCTGGTTGTGGCTGCTGTATCTTGCGTAAATTACCCCGTTCATTTGCCATCCTTTCCGGGCATAATGCCTCTTGCGTGTTCGGACGGCGTGTGGTATGATAGGCATGGTGTTTATGCCGTGCCGTTTGCCGTCCGGCTGATGGTACCCCGTTCGTCCTGGTGGTGCAGGGCGGGCGGGATTTTTTTATTTATTCAGCAGCTGAATTTTCTTAAGATTATATTCTTCTTCCGTTATCGCCCCATCGTCTAATAAGCCTTTGTATTTAGCTAACTCGTCTGAAACGGAAACAGATGCACCGCCCCCGTTGATTGCACCTTGACCCAGTCTTTTGAGTACATCCGCAAGCAGTTTATTAGTGCGTGTACATTCTCCTTTGATTTTGGTCATGACATAAATGAACCAAACCAATAGCGCAATTGCGATAATAGCGACGCAGATGATGATCACCCATAACACAATCATAGCTCCGCCAACCGCTTGACCAAAAGAGTATGCCATTCCTGATGAATCTCCCATTTCTGCCCCTCCACTTCTCTTGACAATATATGCCAAGAAATGTAAAATATTGTCGTGGATGGAATTCCGTCGCTGGGGTTTCTACACGCTCGACCGTCTGAGGTGGGGGCCTTGGACGGTCTTTTTTATTTTAAACTGGTCGAAATCGACCCCTTTAAATCTGGACAAAAGAAGTTAAGTGTGCTATAATCTCGCGCGTAAGGTGCTATCGATAACGGTAGGCGGTTGCCCCTCCATCCCCGCGGAGGGAGGATGTTTCTTTTTCCCTCCTACGAAAGGAGGGGATGCCTATGTACATAACGCTGGCGGAGTTACTCCAGTTCAGCCTTGTGGTAATTGGCATTATCGGCCTATTTGTGGCCATAAAAAAGAAGTAACCGCCCTAGCTTCCCCAAGCTGCGGTTACTTCTGCACACGGAGGGGCTAACCGTCTAACCGGTAGCACCTTACACCTATATTATAACCGCATAGTTTCAATTTGTCAACGACCGTTCAGGGATGCCACCCTGGGCGGTCTTTTTTTATTTGCTAAAAAGGTAAGGAATCGTCTTCCTCTATAATATCTATTAATTTTTGATCAATAATTTTGTTCCATGGAGCTAAAACACCCATTTTTTTGAAAGTTGTTTCTTGTCCACAGATTGGACAATACCGAGCATTTCCGGGTAAAGGGGAATGATCGCTTGAGCAATAAAAAGTTTCTACTCCGTTATCAATCATTCCCTCTGAATCACATTTATTAATTAAACAGCCTCCACATATTTGACAATATGAGCCCTCTAGGATTTGTTCATTGTGGCACACAGGGCATTCTATGGCTTTCCCATTTTCATCAATCTTAATCCCATCGTAAATCATATATCCCGCTCCTTCCGCTATATATGCCAATCTTTTGAACATATTGACAGGGAATTTTTGCCCACAAATATGGCAGAAAAGTTGTCCTCTATGAACTGGCGACAGACAATTAATACAATACCGTTTTGCGTGTGATTTTTTCCAGCTGATGCTTTCAAGTTTGGTTGCGGACAATATCTTTATTTCGTCAAGCGATACACCATGTAAATATTGATATATTTCATAATTTAAACTCCTTATTCTGTTAGAAACAACTGCTTCGGTAACGTTAAATCTTTTTGATAAAATTTGAGTTGGTGGCGAATTCAGCCATTCTCTAGCATGTATTTTAGACAGCCGCACATAAATAGGAATAAACAATTTATAAGGCAATAAGAACTCTGCTGCTCCTTCATTTGCTTCCCACTCGATAAATCTATCCTGCGCTTGTTTCGGATCGTCAAAACAGTTAAAATTTCGCTTAATATCTTTATGTAACGCTATATGCATCAACTCATGTGTATAATCAAATCTTTTTTCTATTTCATTACGATAACTATTTAACAGAATAATATATGGTTCTGCATTCTTTGATGGTGGAATCATCATACCGTGCAGTCCATGCGTTTTTAACGGTATTTCCTCCATTATAATATCTTTAAAATTGCTTGCACAGAATCCAATTATGTCTATCATAGAATCATTTGGTGACAGACCCATGTACTCCCGGATGCGGTGAACCTCTCGATATAATGATTCTTTATTATACATAAGCTATTTCTTTTCTCTAAGGCGCTTTATAGTTTCCAATGCCAACTGAATATCATCTGGATCTATTTCACTGTCTTGAAATGACTTTGCCAGCCGGAAATATACATCTTGTATTTCGCCTATCGCTTTTTCTGCGGTAGGCGCTTCTTTTTGATCAGTTTTCCCAAGAAGATAATCCACAGAAACTTGAAAATATTCTGCCAAGATTCCAAGTGTGTCACCACCTGGGATCGTACCTCGTTTTTCCCACGTGGCAAAAGTACCGCTGCCCATGTGCAGATCTTTGAGCATTGCGGATTTTGAAATTCCCCGTTCCTTGATGAGCATGGACACACGATCCGTAAAAACGCTCATGCCTATCCCCTTCCTAGCATAATCCACATTTCACAAATGCGAAAATTGGTTATAAAAGAGAAAGTCTCACAAATGCGAAAAACGCCGTTGACTTTCACAAACGCGAGACTTATACTATAGACACACCAGTTGTTTCGCAAAACAGCCAACAAAAAACCAAGCCCCTTGAAAAACGCTTTTCAAAAAGCTGAACCGGCTTATTCAATTGGCCTCAACACCCATATCATAAGCCAAAAACGACTGGTTGTCAATAAAAACGTGAGAAAAGAGGTGGGAATAATTGGAGCGCAACATTAAAATCCGGCTCATGCTTATCGGAAAAACCCAGCGGTGGGTTGTCAATGAGCTGCGCAAGGCAGGGTACAAGAGAATGGATCCGCCGTATCTGTCCGCGATCATCAACGGACACTATCACACCGAGTATACCGAAACCGTCCTGGACAAAATCGAAGAAATCATCAAGCCCTATGAAAATTGAAGGAAGGAGTAAGCAATGAACGATTTGACCGTGTTCCAAGAAAACGGCAAGCTGCTGACCGACAGCCGCGAGGTGGCCCAAATGATAGGCAAGCCTCACTACGATCTCATAAAATCCATTCGGCAGTATTGCGATTACCTCACTGAAGGGAATTTTCCCGTCAGTGAATTCTTCATCGAATCTACCTATCACGACCCCACAGGGCGAGAACTCCCTTGCTACCATTGCACCCGCCGCGGCTGCGACATGATCGCCAATAAGCTGAGCGGCCGGAAAGGCGTTCTGTTTACCGCGAGATACACGACCCAATTTGAGAAGATGGAGAACTACATAAAGGCCGGAAAGGCATCCGGGATTCAGTTCCCTTTGCAGGAGGTTGTGGAATCTATTGAGGTTGTGGCCCGGAGCCTCAGAGTAAACGAGGCCGGTAGGGTGAAAATGTACCACGATTTCTATAAGGACGTCGGAATCCCTACTGGATTTCTCCCCGTTTATGTCCCCGGCCGCGTTCAGTTCTCCGCCACTACCCTGCTTAGGAAAATCGGAGCACCGGTGAGCGCGGTTGTGTTTAACCGTCTGATGCTTGCACAGGGGTACCTTGAACAGAAGACCCGCCCGAGCAGCAAGGGTAACAGTAAAAAATTCTGGTGCTTAACGGAGGCGGGACAGAGATACGGGGAAAACCAGGTAAATCCGAACAACCCCCGCGAAACCCAGCCCACCTATTACGAGGACACGTTCGAGGAACTCTATGGAGTTCTTACCGCCGATAACCAAGCGCTGTCCATTTCATAACGGAAGCGCCGACCGCATCCAGGGCGTGGATTATTTCAAAGTTTGCGCGGACGAAATTCGGACGCTCGGTTTGGAGCGTCCTCAAGGCGGTACTCCCGAAAGCATGACGCTTATCACAGAAAGCGGCTACCTTATGCTTGTCGGCTGACACCGCGGTGTGAAAAATCACCACAGGCCAAAAGGCGCTACGGCGAGAACAGGAGGTTAAGAAGTGAGACGAACTGGCCTAATGGAGACGTGCCACGTGATAGCGATACTTAATTCGCCGTTTGGGCGTTCCTACTTTATTGGATACGAATGTGGCAAGGCTACCTTTACAACGGACATCAAGTGGGCAAGAGCATACAAATCCGCGAAACGGGCATCCGGGAAAATTCCAGAGATGGCCAAAACGTTAGGTGTGGATGAAAAAGAACTGGATGTTATCCAGTACAGGCCGTAAAGGCGATTTAGAAAGGAGCACCCCATGAAAACCTTAACCCCCATCGAATTCAACGACCAGCGCATTTTAACCACCGAGCAGCTTGCGGAGGTGTATGAGACCAGTTCAGACAATATCAAACACAATTTTAGCCGGAACAGAAAATATTTTAAGAAAGGCATCCACTATTTTCTTCTTCAGGGTGATGATCTTCGCGATTTTAAGCGCGAAGTGACTGACAGTCCCTTTGCGCTTGCCCCGAACGTCAACCAGCTCTACCTCTGGACTGAACGCGGAGCCTCCCGGCATTGCAAGATTCTGGACACTGAAAAAGCCTGGGAGCAGTTCGACCACCTGGAGGACACGTATTTCCGCGTGAAGGAAATGCCCAGACTGCAAGGCCAGCCCGATCCGCTGGAGCGCAAAGCTAAACTCGACCGCGCTGAAGCCATGCGCCTGAACGCCCTTTCCAGGCTGGCAAAACCACTTATTGAGATGTACAAGGAAGCCGACGTCTCCCCTGCCTTTAAAATCCGCGCCATGGAAAACTTCTATGGTAGCGACGGCCCGAAACTTCCCGAGGGGGCACTGACGGAGCCGGAGCCGATTATGGACGCGACTGCTATCGCAAAAGAGCTGGGAATCGTATCTAACGCCGGAATCCCTCATGCCCATGCTGTTGGAGCAATCATCTCCGATTTAAACCTCACGGGCGACGAGGTTGTAGTTGTTCCATTCTTCAAAAACGGCCACGCCAGTACCGGCTATGCCTATAAGGCTTCCGTCTGCGAAAAGGTTCGCCTGTGGCTGGATGAGCGCCATTGGCCCACCGTTATCAGTTCCGGCTCCAAAAACTACCATGTGCAGTATACGGAGGTTTGACGGTTGAAGAAATCGAACGAAAACATACTGTATGGCCTTTTGAAAGCCAACTTCTCTCAAGCTGACAACGATGATATGGTCGTAAGGAAACGTTCCTGCTTAAACGCTATTGTGATATGCAGAATGCTGGCGAGGCTTCTTCTTTCCGACCTGTTCGACATTTGCGAACGCATCAGGGCCGCCCGGCGGAGTGCGGAACTCGCCAAAAATGAGGGCGTGGTTTTCATTCTGTCACCGGCTCTGCTCAAAAGAATGCGGGATGAAAAAGACGAAGCCGAACGGTGGGTTAGTCATCTAGCGGAAATAATGTTTGGCTTGCTGAAGCTCTGGCAAAAAAACGGCGCAACATTCGAGGAGTTTTGCAACCTTTGCAATCGCCGACCAAACGATGTGCGCGCCGAGCTACTCGACCCAGAGGATGCCACTTCATTCGAGAAACTGGCGTTCGTCTACAACATCGACTACAGGGATACCGGATCCGGATTCATCGAGGATGATGTTGACGCCCCTTTTACCCATCTGGCAAAAGAGCGTTTTCTATATCAGATACAGCACAAGCCGGAGACAAGAGCGGCGGCGCACAATGCTTTACAAGCGGTTTTTCCGGAAATTTGGGGAAACGCCTATACAACGGCTTTAGGAGAAGACGGGGAAATCCACCTATACAATAAAGACGGTGCTGATGCCGGAATACTGGAGGGAGGGATATAGCCATGTGGACAGCTATTGACGGCCAGGACGTACGCCTCTCCCCCGAATCCATCCCAGACCATACCGCCAAATACATTGCGCGGGATACCCTGGCCGCTGTAAAAAGATTTTATGATAATCCCAGCAATCGGGCGGCTTTTGAGGCATGGCGCAGAAAGCGCAAAAAGGAGACGGAGTAGATGGAATTTAACCATGCAACATGCATCAGCCAGAACGAAGCCCGCGAAATCATAGCCTTACGTGGCCGTAAAGGGCTGTTCTGGACGATTGAAAACGGGCGGTATATCGGGATAGACAACCGGGACGGAAACGCCTGGACGGAAGAATTTGACACGCGGGAAGCGTGTGAGCAATGGCTTAGGAGGGAATTGCCGTGAAGAAAATCAGCGTTACCATGCCGGACTATATGTCCAGTTTTCACTATGTTCAGTTTGGTGATACCTGCATCGAAAACGCCGGATTTGCCAAAAGGAGCGAGATGTTTGACCCGGAGACGAGCAAGGCAATGACCGAGTGCATTCTTTCTGTGGCTGATTTTATGGGGGATTTCGGCTGGGACGTTGACGCCACGGTCAAGGAATTGATGATGTGCGCCGAGAATCATCCCGACGAATGCCCAAAGCCAAATGAAAAGCTTCTGAAAATCGTCGCCTATCTTGCGCGGCTGCTATACTGTCCGGACAAAGCCAAACAGGAGGTATCTGCATGAGCCGGGACGAAAAAATATGCCTTATCCTTTCTATATTCGGCGGACTGAACGACAACAAACAAAGTGTTTTCTTAAGCCGCGCTGCATCGTTGACAAATGAAAAAGCGGCCAACACCCCCACCGACCAAAGCGAGGCATTGACCGCCAACCAATAAAGCAGCCGGAACCGGCCGCTGTGGCTATTATACCATGGCGGCAGGCCGGAATCAAGGAGAGAAATAAAGACATGGATACTAAATGTGAAACTATCAGCGGCGTACCCATTGCCGGCTATTGCCGAGTGAAGGACACGGATATTCAGTGGGTAGAGGGCTGCATTAAAAGCCGCGAGGAGCACCCCGAGTATTACCCTGACGAAGATGTCCCTGCTGTTATCGCCCAGCAGAAAGTGCTTCTTGCGCGGTTGCGGGCGAAAGAACCTCGCCGCCCAAAGCCGACAAGCGGCAGGCGTGTTTTAATCGACCTTGAAAACAACGACGCCGTTTATTTAATCGCACCCGCCGGGCTGGCCTATCTGAATGAAGTGGAGGCACAGAGCCATGGCTGGCATCATGAACACCATCGAACGCGGAATCGTAGCGGCTGAGCGGGCCAAAGCGACACTTGAGTGTCTTTTAGACCATCTGTTTTTTGAAAATCGCCCCAACACATTTTATTATTCTGCCGACTATAAAACCCATTCGACGCTTGCGCATTTAGCTTTCGACCAGATTTTCACGTGCCTCAAGAGCCTGGAAAAAGCGCTTAACGAAGTTGAAGCGCCGCACTCTCCTTCCGTCGCGGCCATAATTCAGTTGCTGGATTCCATCGACAACGAGCGGGATATAAAAATGGTCCTTCAATTCGTGCAGGCACTTACAAGGGACAACGCGGACAAGGAAGTGAACGAAAGTACATGAAGGTGAAAGTGAGGCAATTGCCTAGAATCTGCAAAAATTGTTTCTTTTCAGCCTGGGGAGGAAACGGGATTATATGGTGCTCACTTTATGAAGAACACAGCGACGATTCCGATACCTGCGACTATTTTAAGCACAAACAGCGGAGGTATACCAATGGCAGAGCGTAGAATGTTCGCAAAAACCATCATAGACAGTGATGCTTTTCTTGAAATGCCGGCAACGGCACAGATGCTGTATTTCCATTTGGCTATGCGGGCGGATGATGATGGCTTTATCAATAACCCCAAGCGAATTATGCGGATGATTGGAAGCGGAGATGACGATTTGAAGCTGCTAATCCTAAAAAAATTCATTATCCCGTTTGAAAGCGGCGTTGTCGTTATCAAGCACTGGAGAATCAACAACTATCTTCGCACAGACCGTTACAAAGAAACTGCGTACATCGATGAAAAAAGTCGTCTGGAAATCAAAGAAAACGGGGCCTATACACTAATTGAATCGGGTATGGATACCGCTGGTATACCTAATGGATACCAATGTGAAACCCAGGATAGGATAGGTAAGGATAGGATAGGTAAGGTTAGTATAGAGGTATCTAACGATACCTTGTCACCTTGCGGTGACCCCCACGCCCCCTTGGATTACAAATCCATTGTGGCAACCTTCAATAGCACATGCCATTCCCTGCCGAAAGTCCGGAATATAACCGAGCAGAGAAAGAAGGCCATCAAAAGGACGGCTAAACAGGTGGAGGACGCTGGGGGGTTCTCTGCTTTGTTCGAGAAAGTAGAATCATCTGACTTCCTGTCTGGCCGAAACGGTGGTTGGAATGGCTGTGGGTTTGACTGGATTCTTAAACCTGCCAATCTCACAAAAATTTTGGAGGGGAACTACGATAATAGAGCCGGGGCCTCTCCCCCGGACTACACCGACCCAGACAGATACAAAAATACCGGATGGGGGGAATACATTTGAACGCCTATACTGTCGAAAGCGAAACCGAGCATTGCCCGTTCTGCGGGAAACCGATTGTATACGGTCATACCGAGCTGATGGGCGTTTATTATAGTCAGCCTCTTGAATGCCCTTGCGTGACCGAGAAAAAGACCATGGAGCGGGCGGCTCGTATCGCAGAAGGGCGAGAAATCGTCCGGAATAACATGAGGGAATATTCCGGGCTGAGTAAGCGGGCCGTTCGGCAGAGATTCCGCAATTTCAAGCCGGACGACGGGCAAAAGGAAGCCTTTGAAGCTGCGCGGCGTTTCGCCAAGGAGTACATAGAGGGCAAGAATACCGGGACGGGTCTTCTTTTCATTGGCGGTGTTGGGAGCGGAAAAAGCCACATAGCGGCCGCCGCGGTAAATGCCATCATTGACTATATACCGATACCCGACGATGTGGCAGACGGTGCCGATAGTAGAACCGCCATCTATACAGGCGTTCGCTTCGTCGGAACCGTCAAGCTGCTGGAGCAACTCAGGGCATCCTACAACGATTCCGAAAGCGCGCAGGATATTATCCGCCGGTATCAGGAATCCAAGCTTCTTGTGCTGGATGACCTGGGAGCCGAAAAGCCGTCAGATTGGGCGCGGGAACGCCTGTTTGACATCATTGATTCCCGGTATAATCAATGCCTCCCCATCATCATCACAACGAACGAAGATGTACAAGGGCTGCGCCAAAAGCTGGGGGATCGCATCTGTGACCGGATTCGTTCCATGTGCGCTACCCATACCGTCATAACCCGGAGCCATCGAAACACGGCGGATAATAGGCAACCGGAGGTAGAGAGCGGGACGGATTTTGAAGAACCGCCGGTAATTCCACCCAGAGAGAAAACCATATACGACCGGATGCGGGAGTAAACACTGGGACATCTGCTCCACATACCCCCGGTTGACAAATCACAACATCCCCGCGCGCGTGAAAAAAATCAAGTTTCCGCAAGTTTTAGCACGCCGGGCAGCTTCTACGGCGGAAGGAAATTTACGAGGCGCTTCATCCGGAGACAAGGGCCACTTATGAAGGCGGAGCATTTAAAGGAAATCAGCATAATGAGGTGGCGGACACGGTGTCCTCCACCAAAATGAAATCCTTCGCCGAAGGCACCGCCGAGAAAACGGGGATATCTCCCCGGCATGTTGGGAGCAGCGGCTAAAAAGTCAAGTTTTCATCGACTTACCCCTTCCTTATCCATGGCGGCTTACTAAGCGGAAACCTCAAGTTTCCTCAAGTTTCCTCAAGTTTCCTCAAGTTCCCAAGTTATTCCAAAAGGAAGTGAGCGCTATGCCCAATAAGAAAGACTTAAAGCTAGACCAATACGGTATTGGCAAGTACACATACCGGGAATTACATAATTTCTGCCTGCAATACCCGGAGAAAAAACGCCGGCTGAGAGAACTGGAAAATCCATATAGCGGCCCCAAATGGACGGGGCTACCATCTGGCGGAGTTACAGGAGACCCGACAGGCAGAAACGCCGAGAGAGCAGCGGTAGCATCTGCCGATATTGACCTGATAGAGCGAACGGCCTCCAAGGTGGCCGGGAAGGACGCACTTTGGCTGATAAAGAACGTGACACAGGGTATTGCTTGGGAGTATATGCCGGTGAGCTGCGGGAGGCGGAAGTTTTACGACATGCGGCGAATGTTCTTTTATTTCCTCGCCAAATCAAAAGGCTATGTGTAGGGTAACACAGAGGACCTATATTCATGGTACAATATCACTAGTGAAAGAGCGCCCCGAGGAATCGGGGTGCTTTTCTTATTACATGGAGGCGAGCGGAATGGGGATGCACAAGCACGGTGCCAATAGTGCCAAGGCAAAGGCGTGTAAGAAATATTCTGACGAGGGACGGCTTGCCAAGAATAAGGCCAGAATAGCGGAAAACCGCCGGAAATGGATAGCCAAGAAACAGGCTACAGCTTAATGCGTAGCTGAAAACCGCCGTGGAATGCTACGATATTACCTGGAGAAGGACAGAACCGTACACGCCTATCAACGATGCGGACCAGGTACGGTCGTGAAAAGGAAGCGCCCCGGACGATGAATCCGGAGGCGCTTTCGTTTTTGCATATTGCGGATTAGAGCAGAGGAAGCTCGCCGGCCTCATAAGCCGGAGGACGCTGGTTCGAATCCAGCATCCGCAACCACGCCCGCGTAGTGGCAAGCAGAACACCGCGGTTGATAACGCGGAGATCCGGTGCGAAACCGGCACGGGCCTTTAGATTGGCGGTGGGCTTGGGTTGGCCACCATTCCCGCCGCCCCATGGATATTTACGCAAAGGCGTTTATTTATACAACAGAACAGTGCGGGAAAACGAAAATGAAAGAGTGGGCTGAATGGTTTTATAAATCCAACGAATGGAAAGAATGTCGATTCGCTTTTCTGGAATCAAAGGGCTGGAAATGTGAGCGCTGCGAAGAACCGGCAACTATAGCGCACCACAAGATTTACCTGACACCAAGCAACGTATACGATGCGCTGATTTCGCTTAACTGGGATAACCTAGAGGCGTTGTGCTGGGATTGCCACAATAAGGAGCATCACAAGAGAGCAAGGCCGCAGCGGTATGTATTCGATTCGAGCGGAGATGTGATAGGTGTGGATGTGGCACAACAGCCAGATGGTTAGTGAGCGATGAATGAGCGAGCGGGCTCCCCCCATCCGACGAAACGACCGTGCGTTGCCGGGGACCGAATGGGGGAGATAAATTTTATCGCGTGATGCGTGCGTGAGGGGGTGTGGTATATGGCGGGAAAAGAAATCGACATTTTCGACGAGATGGAACGAAAAAGGCTAATTAAAAGAGAGTTTACGGGTCTTTACAAAAGGTTTCGGAACCTGGACAAGGACACGCTCGCGACGGTAAAACCGCTGTGTGAAAACGCCGCTTTTATGTGCGTTACTCTCAAAATGCTACAAGAGGACGTGAACAAAAACGGTGCTGTGTCGGAATATCAAAACGGAGAAAATCAGTGGGGAACTAAAAAGAGCCCATCTGTCGAGATTTACAACACGATGGTGAAAAACTACGCGGCCGTGATCCGACAGCTTTGCGAGCTGCTGCCTGACAGCGGCCGCGAAGGAGATGCGCTGATGGAATACTTGGCCGTGTCCGGGCGGTGATTTTGTGACATGGTTAGAGGAATACGGCGCGGCGGTACTGGACGGGCGAATTATCGCTTGCAAGCGCATCAAGCAAGTGTACCGGATTTTGTTGGGCTGGTTGGCGCACCCGCCGGACGGGTATATTTTCAGCGAAGCGGCCGCCAATAAGCACATTCATTTCATCGAGACATTTTGCAAACAGGCGCAAGGAAAAATGGGGACGCCGCTGCGATTGCAGCTTTTCCAAAAGGCAAAGTTACAGGCAATCTTTGGATTTGTGTCGGCTGAAACTGGGTTTCGAAAAATTACGGAGGCTATGACGGTAGAGGGGAGAAAAAACGGCAAAACCACGGAAACAAGCGCCATAGAACTGGATATGCTGGTCAACGACGGAGAGGGCGCTCCAGAGATTTACAACATTGCCACAGCATACAAACAGGCAAAAAAGGGATTTGACGAGGCGTGGAAAATGGTGCGGCAGTCACCAGAACTGCGCCGCCACATAAGGAAGCGGCAAAACGACCTGTTTTTCCCCTACAATCTCGGCATAATCCAACCGTTGGCAAGTAACAGCGACACGCTGGATGGATTTAACGGGCACCTAATCGCTATTGACGAACTAGCCGCAATTAAAAACCGCGACCTTTACGATCTCGCAAAGCAATCCTTTTCATCCCGCAATCAACCGCTGTTAATTTGTAACACAACAAACGGCTTTATCCGCAATGGAATTTTTGATGCCCAATATCAATATGCTTGCGACTGGCTAGACGGAAAAATTCAGGATGATCATTTTCTGCCTTTTCTGTACGAACTGGATGACCCGGACGAATGGGACGACGAATCCAAGTGGATAAAAGCAAACCCAGGACTTGGAACCATCAAGAAGCTGGAAACGCTGCGTGGGTATGTTAAAAAAGCGAAGGCTGATCCGTCGTTTAAACCTACCGTCATGGTAAAGGATTTCAACATCAAGCAGAGCAGCGCCACAGCATGGCTACGGCGAGAGGAATTCGACAACGGAAAAACGTTTGATATAGCGTTTGACTATGCAATCGGCGGTTTCGATGCGGCGGACAGTGTGGACTTGAACGCGGCGAAAGCCGTCTGTATGCGGCCGGACGATCCGAACATCTATGTGTATTCCATGTACTGGATACCGCAATCTGTACTCGACGCGGACGAGGCGGCCGGAAACCGCCGAGAACGAGATAGCGCACCATACAGCCTTTGGGTTAAGCAAGGGCTGATGCGGGCGTATCCCGGAAACAAAGTGGATAAACGGGTGTTTCTCGACTGGTTTCGGGAGCTGCGTGACGATAAAGGGCTATACGTCCGCTTTATCGGCTACGATCCTTGGCATATTGATGATTCTACTCTGACGGCGTTTCGCGAGGAATTTGGAGAAGGCTGCATGATACCTGTAAGGCAAGGGGTGTTTACACTATCCGATCCTATGAAAAGTCTAAAAGCGGATTTATCAGCCGGGCGGGTTATCTACAATAATAACCCCATTGATAAAATGTGCTTTTATAACATCGAGGTAAAAACGGATATAAACGGAAATATCCAACCGGTTAAAGGGCTAGATCCGCGTCGTCGCATAGACGGTGTTATTGCCTTAATCTGTGCGTACAAGGTGCTGCAAGACAAGGCGAACGAGTATATCAACCTGAACGAGGGGGCCGAATGAATGGGGTTGTTTGAAAACCTGTTCAAAAAGCAGAAAATTGAGCACGGGGTGAACGGATATTTTAAGTCGCTGACAGCGTATTCGCCCTGTTTCACGACATTTGAGGGCGGCGTTTACGAAATGGAGCTGACACGGGCGGCAATCGGCACCATCGCCGCGCATTGTTCCAAATTCAAGCCGGAAATCAAAGGGCCTGGAAATCAGGCGTTAGAGCGTAAGCTGCAGTTCAGGCCTAACCCATACATGGATACGTCGAAATTTTTGTACAGACTGGCAACCATCTACAAGGCTCAGAATAATGCGTTTATTCTACCTATGTACGCCGCGGATATGGAGGAGATTACAGGGTACTTCCCTGCCCTACCCCAGCGCTGCGAGCTTCTTGAGGTGCGTGGAGAGCCGTGGATACGGTACACTTTCGCAGGAGGACAACGCGGCGCGATTGAGCTAAGCAAAGCGGGAGTTTTGACGCAGTTTCAATACAAGGACGACTTTTTCGGCGAGGATAATGCGGCGCTAATGCCAACTCTGCAACTAATCCACACGCAAAATCAAGGGATCGTGGAGGGCGTTAAGAACTCTGCCAGTATACGGTTTCTTGCGAAGCTGTCAGGCGCTTTTAAAGACAGCACGATCGACGAGGAACGGCGGCGCTTTGTAGAAAACAACCTATCGACCGAGAACAACGGTGGGGTTTTGATGTTCGATTCGAAGTATACGGACGTGAAACAAATCCAGTCTGAGCCGTTTGTGGTCAACGCCGCGCAAATGAAGATGATTCAGGAAAACGTATATAACTATTTCGGGGTCAATTCCTCTATTATGCAAAACTCTTTTACAGAAGACCAGTGGAATGCGTTTTATGAGGGGGTTTTGGAGCCGTTTGCGCTGCAGCTATCGCTCGTTATGACGAACATGACATTTACAGAGCGAGAGCTTTCCTACGGAAACCAAATTATTTTTACAGCAAACCGGCTGCAGTATGCCTCAAACAGCACAAAGTTAGACATTGTTACTCAGCTGTTCGACCGCGGCTTTCTGACGCATAACGAAGGGCTAGAAATCTTCAACATGTCCCCCATCGACGGAGGGGATAAACATTACATCCGAAAGGAATATTCGGAGGTCAGCAAATTGGATAAGGGGGATACAGATGATCAGCAAGGACAGGAACTACCGGTCGTTTGAAATCCGCGCCGAGCCGGACGGCCAAATCGTGGAAGGATACGCCGCTGTTTTTGAGCAGGACACCGTGTTGTACGAAGCGGATGGAATTCAGTACAAAGAGGTTATTTCGCGTGGAGCGTTTGACCACGCGGACATGCGAGATGTGGTTATGAACTACAACCACGCAGGAAAGCCCGTCGCTAGAACCAAAAACGGTACGCTGTCCCTGTTAGTGGACAGCACCGGGCTAAAGATTACCGCAGACCTGTCCGGCACCGAAGAGGGCCGGAAGCTGTACGAGGAAATCAAGGGCGGGTACATAGACAAAATGTCGTTTTGCTTCCTAACGAGTGGAGAGGAATACAACAAGACGACGCACACGAGGCGTATAACGGGGTTCAAGCGGTTGTTTGACGTCGCGGCCGTGGATCTCCCCGCTTACGATACCACAAGCATTCAGGCGCGCTCCTTTTTCTTAGCGGAGGCGGAAAAAGAGCGAGCGGAGGCCCGTAGGCGCGCCGCACTAAAATTGAAAATTATTTTGGGAGGAATTGAAGCATGAGCAGACTGCAAGAAATCGAAAAGAGGCTTTTGGAAATTCGGGCAGAAATCGACACGGATGCGGCGGACATCCCCGCGTTGGAAGAAGAAGTCGACGCGTTGCAGGAAGAGCGCAAAGGAATTCTGTCGGCTGCCGAGAAGCGAAAAGCCCTCATTGACAAAGTGACTGACGGCATCGAAGGGGCTGTCGTGCGCACGTTCGAAGAGCGCGGAAAGGCCACAGAAAAGGTATATGGGGCGGATTCGCCTGAATATCGGAAAGCGTTCCTGAACAATCTCATTGGAAACGAACTGCCTGCCGAGCAGCGCGCTGCGTTTACCCATACCACGGCGAATACTGGCGCTGTTCTGCCCACTACGATGCTTAACCAGATTTGGGATAACATCTCAAAAAAGCACAGCATCATGGGGGACATTACCGTTTATCGCACCGGCACCATTCTGGAGGTCGTAAAGCACACGGCGATAGCCGCGGGCAAGGCGAAGAAGGTAAACGAAAACGTCGCCAACGATGACGAGCAGAACACGATGGTAAAGGTGACGCTTTCCGGGAACGATTTCAGCAAGCACGTCATTATCAGCTATGCGATGGCCGCCATGTCCATCGACGCACTGGAAGCCTATCTGATTGCCGAAATATCCGATCAGCTCGGCGAGGCGCTGGCGGACGATGTAATCGCCACCATCAAATCCGGTATCGCGGTAGCGAACAAGATGACCACGGCAGCCGTCGGCGTGGTGTCGTATCCGGAGCTGGCAAAAGCGTTCGGCACACTCAAACGCACGTCGAATGTGTGCGTATATGTGAACAACGCAACACTGTATAATCAGCTCGTTTCTATGGCGGACACTACCGGCCGCCCCTTGTTCCAGCCGAACATGCAGAACGGCGCGATGGGGATGCTTATCGGAGGCACGGTTAAGGTCGAGGACAGTCTTTCTGACGGAGAAATCCTCATCGGCGACCCGGCCCGGGTCGTGTACAACATGGTGCAGGATGTCATGATCGAAAGTCAGCGAGACGTGAAGAACCACACCATTGTACACAGCGGGTATGCGCGCGGTTCCGGCGCGCTTCTGGACGATCAGTCGTTTGCGCTTGTGACGCTGAAAACCGCTTAAAAGGAGGATCTCAGATGCTGGAAGCTGTCAAGTTAGCCTTGCGGATAACATCGAGTGTGTTTGATGAGGACTTACAGGCCACAATTGACGCCTGCAAGGCCGACTTGCGGCTTGCCGGTGCGGAGAGCCAAAACAATGACGATCCGCTTCTGCAGCGTGCCGTAGTCTGGTATTGCAAGGCGAATTTTGGAGGCAATCCCGACTGGGAAAAGTATGCACGGGCGTATGAAGCCCTAAAAATATCCTTGTCGTTGGCAGGTGATTATCGTGCGTGAGTGCCGTGTAAAATTAATCGGCCTGTATACGCCGCTGGACGAAGACGGGAATCCCGTCACTGATTTGGTAGGAAACCCAATTGTCAAGGAGCAAGTTACTGAGATTTTTGCAGAACTTGGCAAGGTCGGGCAAAAGGAGTTTTTTGCGGCCGCGCAAGCCGGGCTAAAATCCGAAGGCATGATAGTGGTGTGGTCGTGCGAGTACGAAGGCCAATCCATTATAGAACTGGACGGGACAAGGTACGATATATACCGCACATATGGGCCGCGCGCCGACGAAAAAACAGAACTGTATTTCCAGCGCCGGAAGGGGGCGAGCGGGTGAAATCGATTCGACCGGACGAACTGTCGGAGGCCATACTCGGGATTGTCAAAGAATACAGGCAGGATGTGGCCGACGGACTGAAACGGGAGGTTAAAGAGGTCGGGAGGGAATGCCGGGATGATATTCGCGACCATTCCCCGCGTGAATCGGGAGAATATGCCGATAGCTGGAGCGATCACGTAGCATTCGAGCGGGCGGACGATATTCGAATCATTGTATATAACCGGAAGCATTACAGGCGGACGCACCTGCTGGAAAACGGACATCTTAAAGCCGGGGGCGGACGAGTTAACGGCAGAGCACATATACGGCCGGCGGAACAGAGGGCCGCCGAGCGGCTGCTGAACAGGGCGAAAGTAGTGGTGAGGCAGGGATGAACGAGACTGAACTGCTTAAAATCCTGAACAGCAGCGGAATCCGGTTTGCTTATCACCACTGGCCCGAAAAAGACGCGCCGCCGTTGCCATATGGTGCGTATCTTCTTGTCGATGAACCTACCACGTTTTATGCAGACGGTGAAATGTATTATCGCATTGCCCGGTATCAAGTGGAGCTCTACGCAAAAGCAAAAAGCCCAAAGGCTGAAAAGCAACTGGAATCGGCCTTGATAGCCGCCGGAATCTCTTTTCAAAAATCCGAAACCTATATTGACAGCGAGAAGCTGTATGAAACTCTTTATGAAATCGAGGTATGAAAATGGCTGGGAACAACGCAAATAAAGTACGATACGGCCTGAAAAACGTGCATTATGCGGTTTTGACGGTCGGCGAAAATGGAACCCCTACGTTTTCCGCGCCGGTGCCGATTCCTGGAGCGGTCAACCTATCAATGTCGCCCGAAGGGGACACAACCCCGTTTTATGCGGACGGCACGAAATACTATATCTCCGTTGCCAACAACGGCTATTCCGGGGATTTGGAAATCGCCCTCTTGCCGGACAGCTTTCGGAAAGACGTGCTCGGAGAAACAGAAGACGCCACCGACAAGGTGATGGTGGAGAACGCCAACGTGGAGCCGGTACCGTTTGCCCTGCTATTCCAGTTTGACGGTGACAAAAAGGGGATCCGGCATGTGTTCTTCAACTGTACAGCCACCCGGCCGAACGTCGAAGGAGCGACCACGACGGACAGCAAAGAACCGGCTACGGAGACGCTTTCGCTCGAGGCAGCACCTCTGGAAAACGGCATGGTCAAAGCCAAGACCGCGACCGAAACGCCAGAAGAAGTTTACGAGAACTGGTATAAAGCCGTATGGATGCCTGGACAAGCACAAGTGGGAGGCTGAGTATGGAAAAAACGATTATTGTTGACGGGAAAAAGTTGAGGCTGCGGGCAACCGCAGCCGTTCCCCGTCTCTACCGAATGAAATTCGGTCGGGACATTATGAAGGACATGGCTGCGCTGGAGAAATCCTATGCCAAAGCGGTGACACAGGAAGAGCAGTTCGCGGCAACAGACCTGGAACTGTTTGAAAACTGCGCTTACATCATGGCCCGTCATGCGGATCCTGAAAATGTTCCGGAGAGCATAGAGGATTGGCTTGACGAGTTCGACACATTCTCTATCTATCTGGTTCTTCCGGAAATTATGGAGTTGTGGAACATCAATCAATTTTCACAGGTGGAGAGTAAAAAAAAATTAGGGCAAGTAGCCGGGAAGTAACCACGCCGCTTTTTCTTCTGCGGTGTCTTGAACTGGGGCTATCCCTTAGAGATTTGGATTTACTCACCATCGGCATGGTATACGACATGTACACCGAACACGCAAACGACGATTACGCATGGGATCGGCTGGCGGATCAGGACGATTTCGACAGGTTTTAAGGTGGTGAATCGCAGTGGGAAAAATCAAAGGGATAACCGTAGAGCTCGGCGGCGATGTAAGCGGTCTGGATAAGGCACTTAAAACCGTAAACCGCAGTATAGGGAGCACGCAAACGGAGCTTAAAAAGGTCGATAGGCTGCTGAAGCTGGATCCGACAAACACAGAGCTGCTAAAGCAAAAGCAAGACCTGCTATCACAAGCAGTCGGCGATACCACCGAAAAGCTAGAAGCGCTGAAACGGGCTAAAGCAAAAGCGGATCAGGACATGGCCAACGGAACCGAAGTAAGCGAAAAGCAATATCGGAAGTTGCAGCAAGAAATCGCCTCCACCGAGCAAGCGCTCAAAGGACTGGAAAAACAAGCGGCCGCGAGTAACTCCACCCTGTCGAAAATAAGCAGCGTGTCCGGAAAAATGGCTGATGTATCCGGGAAGATCGGAAATGCCATGATGCCGATCACGGCGGCGGTGGCCGCGGGAGCAGGCACTGCTGTGGTAGCCATGGACAGAGTGGACGCCGGGCTTGATGCGGTGGCGCAAAAGACCGGCGCCACCGGTCAGGCTGCTAAAGAGTTGCAGGAAGTGTACAACCGCGTTGCGCAGGTTATTCCCGCTGAATTCGGCGATATAGGCGCCGCGGTCGGTGAAGTCAACACGCGGCTAGGGTTTACTGGAGATATCCTGGAAGCAGCGTCCGCACAGTTTTTGCGTTTTGCCAAAGTCAACGGTACGGATGTGAATACATCTGTTCAGCTGGTCACCAGAGCCATGGGTGACGCCGGAATCTCTGCGGACAGATACGGAGAAATATTGGACGCGCTGACGGTGGCGGGGCAAAAGAGCGGGATTTCCATCGATACACTGACCACTAATTTGGCAAAATACGGCGCGCCCATGCGGGCACTGGGGATAGACACGAAAACGTCTATCGCCATGTTTGCCGGCTGGGAAAAAGCCGGCGTAAACACTGAAATTGCGTTTTCAGGCATGAAAAAGGCCATTTCAAACTGGGGCGCTGCTGGCAAGGACAGCACAGTGGAATTTAAAAAGGCGTTAGCTTCCATCAAAGCCGCGCCCTCTATCGCTGCAGCGACCACAAAAGCGATTGAAGTTTTCGGCGCGAAAGCCGGCCCTGACCTAGCAGACGCCATACGCGGGGGCAGGTTTGAGGTTGACGAGTATATCAAAGCGCTGGACAATGCCGCAGGAGCCGTTACCGATACATACGGAATGATCGTGGATGAAGTGGACGATACGCAGCTGGCGGCCCAAACCGCACAGCTGGCGCTACACGACATTGGAGAAACGATTGCTAAGACCTTGGGGCCCTGGCTGAAAGAATTAGCAGGAAAACTAAAAGAGGTTTCGGACAGGTTCGGCAGCTTGAGTAAGACTAAGCAAGGCGCTATCCTGGCAATAGCCGGGGTTGCGGCAGCCATCGGCCCACTGGCGAAAGGAATTTCTGCCGTTGGAACGGCCATCAAGGTATTGTCTTCGACCGTTATCCCGGCACTGAATGCACAACTTGCCGCGCTGGCAGCAAACCCCGTGGCGCTGGCAATTGCTATAATCGTGGTGGCCGTTGCCGCGCTGGTTGCGGGATTCATATATCTGTGGAACAACTGCGAAGAGTTTCGCCAGTTTTGGATCGACCTTTGGGACAACATCGTGGACTTTTTCATGGTGTGTTGGGACGGCATCGTAAAGTTTTTTACAAAGACGATTCCGGACGCCTGGAACTCGGTGGTCAATTTTTTCAAAGGAATCCCAGAGTGGTGGCGGAACTTGTGGAAGTCCGTTGGTGATTTTTTTGTGGGAATCTGGAACAGCATTGTGACCTTTTTCAACGAATTGCCGGCAAAAATCGGGTACGCGCTGGGACGAATCACAGGATTTTTCATCCAATTGCCCGGGAAAATCAAAGCGGCACTCGTGGCGGCAATTGACAGAATCAAGCAGTGGGGAGCGGATATCTGGAATTGGGTAACAGTTGAACTCCCTCTCATCATAGGCGAGATCGGGAACTGGTTTGCTGAATTGCCTGGCAGGGTTTGGACGTGGTTAAAAGCGACTGTACAAAAGGTCGTTGACTGGGGCGCGGAACTGGTAAATAAAGCGTTCGAGGCCGCCAGGCAGATGGTCGACAAGGTTGTAACCACGGTCAAAGAACTTCCAGGGAAAATGCTGGAAATCGGCAAAAACATTGTGCGTGGCATCTGGGACGGAATCAGCAATATGTGGCAATGGCTCAAGGATAAAGTCGGGGATTTTTTTGGCGGGTTTGTTCAAGGTGTTAAAGACCAATTGGGCATACACTCCCCGTCAAGGGTGTTTGCTGGCATCGGTGAGTTTATGGCGGCAGGGCTTGGCGAAGGATTTGAAGGCCAAATGCAGCAGGTAGCAAAAACCATGCAAGGCTATGTCCCTGGCATAAATATAGGCGCGCCGGGTTCTGCGCAGACGGCAGCGCTGGCCTCCCCCGCGGCCGGCCCCCTTTTCGCCGGGGGACTGAGCGTGAACGTAGCCGCCATAAACAACTACGACACCAACTCGGATTTAAAGGTTATTACGGAAACGGTTATGGAACAAATCAGCATGGCTACGCAGAGAAGAATGGCGGTAGGAAGATGAACGCTTTTTGTTATGACGGCATTTGGAGCCGAGAACACGGCCTGTATATTACTGGGCAAGGCCAGTATGACGCACCGGAGCGTGATATTGAAGAGGTGACAGTGCCGGGACGGGACGGAAATCTATTTATTGACAATGGAAGATTTAACAGTCTGGATGTAACATACAGCGCCTTTTTGCGAGGGCATCTTCCGGAAAAAACTAGACTAATCCGCGCTTGGCTGTTTGGCGGGAAGGGATACCGCCAACTTTACGACACATACGACAGGCAGTATTTCCGTCGAGCGGCGTTTAAAGGCCCGATGAACATCGAAAGCACCCTGAACCGCTATGGGCAATGCGACGTGGTGTTCAGATGCCATCCGTTCCGGTTTTTATGGGATGGGCAAGAAACCACCGAGTTTGTAAAAAGCGGAGAAATCTTTAACCCGGAAGGACTGGAAAGCCGTCCATATATTAAAATTTACGGTTCTGGCTCCGGAACGTTGTACATCGGCGGGCAGACGGTTGGTTGTAAAGCTATTGACGAGTACGTAGAACTGGACAGCGAGACACAGAACGCTTTTAAAGGCGGACTGAATAAAAACAGTACGGTGTCAATGGAAGGCTTCCCTCTTCTGCAACCAGGAGACAACGCCGTTTCCTGGACTGGGGGTATCGCAAAGATAGAAATCATACCAAGGTGGTGCTGCATATGAACCCGATACTTTACGCGCCAAAGGAAACGGACTTTTCCGCGCTTGGATTGGGAATGCTACCGGATTGCATTACATGTCAAGTAACAGAAGAAAGAAACGGGCCATATGAGCTGGAAGTGCAGTATCCAGTAGACGGAGCACACTACGGCGAGATAACCACAGACAGCCTTATAAAAGCGAAACCGAACGAAACGGCAGAGCTCCAGCTATTCAGGGTGTACCACATATCGAAGCCGATTAACGGAGTGGTGACAATTAACGCGGAGCATATCAGTTACAGGCTTTCGCATGTTCCTGTATCCCCATTTTCAGCCGGTTCCTGTGCGGGGGCCTTGGCCGGACTGGTTTCCAACAGCGCGGTGGAGCACCCGTTCTCGGTATGGACGGATATTTCGTCGTCTGCAGATTTCGAGGCACCGTTTCCAGCTTCGTTCCGCGCTCTCTTGGCGGGCAGCGAGGGCTCCGTGCTGGACATTTACGGCGGAGAGTTTGAGTGGGACAACTATACAATCAAGCTGCACGCCCACAGAGGCAGAGACAACGGCGTGACTATCCTGTACGGGAAAAACCTGATTGACGTCAAGCAAGAAGAGAGTATTTCGGACGTGGTGACTGGGATTTATCCGTATTGGGCGGATAGCGATGGAAACATGGTCGATCTACCGGAAAAAACTATCGTGGTGGAAAGCGGATATGCTTACCCTCGGGTTGTACCGGTAGATTTTTCTCAAGATTTTGATACACAGCCAACGACTGAACAGCTTAGGGCCGCCGCCGATGAATACATGAAGAATCCTTCCACCGGTAAACCGTCGGTAAATATCACCGTGGACTTTGTGCAGCTATGGCAGACGGCTGGGTATGAAGATATCGCAGGGCTGGAACGCGTGGCGCTATGCGATACAGTTTCCGTGAGATTCTCGCGGCTGGGAGTTGATGCGAAAGCAAAGGTAATAAAGACAGTTTATGACTGCTTAGCAAATAGGTACAGTAAAATCGAACTGGGAGACGCCAAAGCAACCATAGCGGACACTATTGTTCGACAACAGGCTGAAATCGAAAAAGCGCAAGACACATCTTTTTTGGAACAGGCTATTTCTGCGGCAACGGCTGCTATTACAGGTGCGTCAGGGGGATACGTTGTTTTAAATCCGTCAGAGCATCCGCAAGAAATTCTGATTATGGATACCCCAGATATAAACACGGCTGTAAATGTGTGGCGGTGGAACAGCGGCGGGTTGGGGCATTCCGGCA